AAGGATAGGTGAACCTGCGTATTGGTACAACACGCTCCAAGCCTTACAGCGTAGGAGTGCCAATTGCACTTCGGGTTTTCTATGAATATAGTTTCTGCCTCCCCATCCCGTGTTTGCTAAGACTTTCAAAGGATCTGTCATAACTACTTTATCTTCAGGATCGAAAATATTCCCGCAGAATGACGCAAGATGGGCTGGTTGCGATTCCAATTTAATGTTGTTTCCCCACTCTCTGAAAAGCTCAGTAGTAGGTGCGGCTTCGGGCGGGTGCACCTGAAATAGGCCGTCATCTCCTTCAACGAATCCAGTCGCGATTGCATCATGACTCATTTCATTTGTTAGGAAGTGGAACATTATTAAATTGTAAAAACCGTTGCCAAGAGAAGTATTCATCTCACCGGACATCCGCCCCCCAAGAATTTCAACAACAAACCATTTTGTGACCATAGTATTTGTTTTGAGCAGGGTGGCTTCGAGGAGTGCCATGAATTGGCCTCCAGTGGGAAGATTACTTGTTAGATGTTTGTACAATTGGAACTCGACTATCTTCATTATCTCAGGAGTGAAATGCGCCTCATACGCCGAGTAGTCAGTAATTATACAAGGAAGATCTAAGTTGAACCGATCCATGATGACCGTGGGCCTATCACGGACTGGAACAACTTTAAGAAAAGGATTGTATAGCTTACCTCTATGATCGGGGAGCTGTATGTGGAACATAATATCAGATATAACCTTGAACGTGGGACCAACAAGGCATTTGAAGTAATCGGATCTAGACATTATTAAACGATTAAACTTGGGAACAACGTACGATTCTTCCTTCGTGAACACTTTTAGTGCAGCAACAATCTTCAGAAATTCAGGTTTGAGCGTGCCATCACAATCAATGTAATTAGCATGCCCATACCATGTTTTCTTCAAATCATTCCTTCGTGATTCAGGGTAAGGACTATCATTTATCCAAGTTTCAAACGAGAGGTCTGTAGTGGCTTGCGGAACCTTGGGCATATGTCGGCCAAGCC